TAGAAAGTGACTTAGAGGTGTGTGCTGAAAGATTTGAAGAAAACCTATTCTTTACTAAAGCACCATTTAATCCAACTAATGAGCACTTGTTAAATCTTAAATCCATATTACAAACTCATGATTACTTTATGAAAACTGTTGGTGAAACCGAACCATTAAAAATATTAGAGAAGACATCAAAAAAAGTAGGTGATAATTATGTTAAAGATTTATTCGATAACGATTTCAATTTTGACAAAAACATGTGTTTTTTAGTAGGGAGATTTACAGGTGAAGTCATTTCCTCAAACACTAACTTAGCTCACTTACAGGAGATATTTAATAAAGAGTTAAATAGAACAATGACACATATTAAAACAAGCAAAGGCATGCGATCCTCAAAAGGTGAATTTTTTGGAAAAAAAGGACATGATGTAGTGTTTTCACAAATGGAAACACTTAAAATTAGAGATTTCTTAACAAATCCTCCTAAAACTAGAAGTGAATATATAAAAAAAGAGGCAGATATGCATAAGTCAATTAAAGAATACATTCAAGAAAATCCAGAATTAGTTTTGGAGTTTGACATGAAAGATAAACAACAAAAGAAAGGTTCACGTGAAATTTATGTGATGACTGATTTGACTAAAAGCATTCAACAACCTTTGGAAAACTTTTTTAAGGAACTCTGTGTTAATGTTCCAAATGAGTTAATCAATAAACGAAGTCACGTCAGGCCTAAATTGGTACACTCTAAAATGTTTGAGTATCGTGAAGATAGTGAAGGGAATAATCAAACTCTCTATTGTACATTAGATTGTAGAAAATGGGCACCTCGATCCAATTTATGGAAATATTATTTTTTCATTATGGGTATGGCAGATTTTTTACCCGTGAATTTTGTCAATTATTTTGAGCATGTTTGGTTGTTGATGTTTAATAAAAAAATTAGAATTCAAAGTAGATATGTGGATTTATTAAAGAAAAATCCTAGCACTGATCAACTAACTCATTATCTTAACATTAGAAAAGATCAAGACTATGAATTGACCATGCCATATAGTTTTATGATGGGGATTTTTAACTATTTATCTTCATTAATGCATGCCGGCTCTCAGTTGTATTTTTCAGATATTGCTTTGAGAAAATTTG